CACTTGTACATACTCCTGTTGTTCCGGCTCGACAGTTTGTGTTTGTGATGCACTCCTTACACACAGAACCGTTCCAGTATGGTGTCGTCGCTGGACATGTTGCGCAGGTTGAAGAGCCAGTCGTGTCACAAGCCGTGCATGATCCACCCACACACGTTGTTCCGGCTCCACAGTTTGTATTTGTGATGCACGCCTTACACACAGAACCGTTCCAGTATGGTGTCGTCGCTGGACATGTTGCGCAGGTTGAAGAGCCAGTCGTGTCGCAAGCCGTGCATGATCCACCCACACACGTTGTTCCGGCTCCACAGTTTGTATTTGTGATGCACGACTTACACATAGAACCGTTCCAGTATGGTGTCGTCGCTGGACATGTTGCGCAGGTTGAAGAGCCAGTCGTGTCGCAAGCCGTGCACACACCATTATTGTTAAAGTATCCTTGATTACAATTAAATACTGAACACATTCCTTGTGCATCTTTAGAGTAAAAACCGTTTGTAAAAGTGCTGCATAGTTTTCGGCATACTCCTCCGGCATCAATTATTGACGAACCATTCACATCATCGGTTGTGCACGAACTCACCGCGCAGCCAGAACTGTATACGACAGAAACACCATTATCTACAGGACATGTCTGGCATATATCACCTGATGCTACATAACCCGTGTCGCATATCGTGCATAGCCCAACTGAGTCCTTTAAATATCCTTGTTTGCACGTAGCTCGACATACTCCATCAACTACACTCGCAATAGTTGTGAGTGCATTTGTTGGTGTACACGACGTCCCTGTGCATCCTGAACTAAAATTTACAGAAACACCTGCATCCTTCGGGCAAGGCTCACAGAATCCGTCTGTTTTCTTTCTGTATCCATTTGTACATATTGTACAAAACATATCAGAGTCACGTGTGTATCCGGGCGCACACAAAGTACATTGTCCAGAAGAATCCTTTGTATAGTTTGGTCGACACTGTGCACGGCAAGCCCCTTGGTCATCCTCGTATGTCGTTGTCGAATAATCAAAACCAACTTGCGGCTGACATATGGACAAGGTACAGCCTTCTATAAAAGACACGGTTGTTCCAGGGTCTTTCGGGCACATCTGACACGCCCCAGAAGCGTTTTTAAATGTACCCACCTTGCAGACATTTCGACATACACCAGTCGCATCCGGTTCAGACCGTAGAGCATTTGTATCGGATGTTGTACATGCAGTCGCAGTACATGTCCCAGATATAAATGAAGTTGGTAAAGTTCCAGAATCTCCAGAAGTTTGCGAGCAGCATATATTATCCGGTGTTAGCGTATACCCCGGGTTGCAACCAAGGCGGCACTTTCCGTTTACAATGTTTGTAAGGCCGTTCTGAACTGTCGTTGTGCAAGCGGATACCTCGCATGATCCGCGTGCTGTATATCCTGTCACTGTTGTACCTGTATCGTTGATGTTTGTACAAGGAACACAATGTCCATCTGTGATATCTCGCTGAAATCCATAATTGCATACATTTCTACACGTGTAATCGTTGTTAAAATTTGACACGGCCGAATATGCGTTCGGATCTGTTGTACTACAGGTTGCTACTCTGCATTGAGACCGTACATCACGGAGCGGGTTCATGAAGTACTGGTAGTCTGTTCGCTGATAATTACTTAAAAATGTCAACTCTGTGGTGCCTACATCTTTAGGTCTTACTCCTACACACGAAACACACGTTCCAGACGGCCCTACATAGTACCCGATACTACATATTCGTTTTATTTGATTATTTTCATCTATAGTTAAAGTACGTGTATTATCTCCAGTAACAGAACTTCTATAATTTGAAAAAGAACATGTAGCAAACGTTGCATTAGTACTCACCGACTGCACTAAACTATTAAAAGAAACTTGTTTCGTGAGTTGAGCATAAGAAAAGGTTATATTAGCATCATTTACTCGTGATGGACAATATTTAGTAGCATCTTCTATACAAGTTCTATTAGTAATAGTTCCTGTACACGGTGGTGAATTTGCGTACATCTTTCGGTTGCATTTAAAACCGTCTTGGTAATATAAATTACCATCATTACAATAATATCTTACATAATCACCATCTTTAAATAAACTTGGGCGTTCGGTTTGAATACATACATAGTTTATTAGATCAACAGGACATAGAGTCCATGAAATGGGTGCAGTTGATCCACGTGGACAATAACTGGAAGAATTTGCACCAGAACAAATTGTATTTATTTTGCGAACACGCATGTTATAAAAATCAGAAACGTACAAGTTCATTGACCTGTCAAATGTTACCGATACTGGTGTACTAAAAAGGGCACTTGTTCCGGTTCCGTCGGCAAATCCACTAGACCCATTACCTGCAAGTGTAGTTACATTTCCATCTAAATCAATAACACGTATACTATGATTTCCAGAGTCAGAAACGTATATATACCCGGATGAATCAACTGATACACCAGCCGGTGAAAAAAAACGAGCACTTGTTCCAGTACCGTCAGTATAACCGGAAGTTGTACTTCCTGCAAATGTAGTTACGGTAGCTGTCGCTATTTCAACTTTACGAATACAGTGATTACCTGTATCGGCAATATATAAATAGTCACCTGCAAGACTTACAGCAATACCTTTTGGATTACTAAATGATGCAGAAAGGCCTTGACCGTCAGTGTTTCCAGATGCACCAGATCCAGCTATACGCGTGTACGTTCCATCTGTGCTAATTTTTCCAACAGTATTTCCAATTGAGTTTGTTACATATAAAACTCCAGTTATATCAATTGCAATACCAACCGGAACATTTAAACCGGTTACAGAAGTACTCCCGTCCCCTGCAAATGTACTGACTATACCACTGGGTGTAATTTTACGAATACGATTATTACCTGTGTCTGCCACATAAATGTTCCCGTCAAGGTCGGTTACAATTCCATAAGGAGTTCTAAATTGTGCTTGTATATTCATAGCGGGATTACTGTCGGCATATGCAGGTGATCCACATATTCCTGCAAAGGTTGTCACACTACCATCTTTTTTAATCAAACGAATGCAATGATTCAATGTGTCGCTCACGTAGACGTTTCCGTAAAGATCAGTCGTCATACCGTAAATAAAACTAAACGAAGAGTTGAGTCTGTCTGAGTTTGTACTCCCCGATGTTCCATTTCCGGCAAAGGTTTCCACCTCACCTGTTCTTGTCAAGCAACACGGTGTTTTTGTATCAGAATCCGGGCAATAAAATCCCGCCGGACACGGGATTGGGTAAGTTGATTCAGCCGGACAATAATAGCCGGCGGCACACGTTTTTGTACATTTTCCTGCACTATCTCTCCCCCATCCAGACTTGCATCTTTTTTGACACGATGTTTGGTTATTGTACAAGCTTTCTGTTCTAATTTCAGTTTCTTCGTTTGGATCAGAGTTGTCTACAAGACTACACACTGACAGGTTACATGAAGAAGTGTACGTGAATACCGTACCTATGTCATTCGGTGGGCATGTATAAATACCATTAACTATACTTCGCCCACCACTCGAGGTAGTTGTTGTATAAAATCCAGGGAGAGGATTTACAACACATATTTGACTTCCGTCTACAAGTGTCATCCCTCCCGATTGAACTTTGTTTTGGTATAGAGGATCAACTGAACAAGACAAGAGTTGACATGTGTTTGGTTGATATGTAACGACTGTTCCCATATCATTCGCTGGACAGGCTGTACACCCACGGGCATTACTGTTCAGTGAGTATCCAGGGGCGCACGTCACCACCTGACAACTTGTTTCTACAAGGGTAACCTCTCTTACGATTGTCTGATTCGGATCCACCCGACAAGCAGTCGAAATACACGCCGACAGATATGTAATAAATGTTCCCTGGACCAGACTGTTTGGACATATCACACTGCATGACACTGCACCGGTTCCGGATGTGGTTCGACCACCAGGACATGGCTGACATGTTGTTGACCCGGTAGATGAAGAATATGATCCGGAAGGGCACGGCGTGCACGATGATGCACCAGCGGAATCACTGTACGTTCCGGCAGGGCACGCCTGACATGCAGCTCCACCAGTTGAGGATGATCCTGGAAGACACATAGTGCACATTCCTTGTGTCGTGTCAAATGTTGTACCGTCCGGACACGTTGAACAACTTGAAGAACCAGGGATAGCATACTGATTTGCAGGGCACGAAGTACACGAAGTTGCACTTGCACCCGAATATGTGTTCACTGGGCATGAAGTACACGAAGATGCACTTCCACTCGAATATGTACCAGCGAGACACGGTGAACATGACGTCGAATCTGTTCCGGATGAATATGTGCCAGGCGGGCAATTGACACATGTATTGTCATTTGTTCCGTCGCATGTCGTCCCTTTTTTATAACCCGGTGGACATGTCATCTGTGTACATGCTACGCATAATGCATCACGATATTGGTTACAAGGTAATAGATATTTCCCAGAAGGACACGTAATATTTGTACTACACGGTGAACATGTCCTTGTATTTGATGTTGCGGTGCACGGTACCGTTAAATATTGTCCATTTGGACACGGATCGAGACACGGGTTATGTGCGGGGTATTTTACAACTTCACCGTTATCTGTAGTCGTTACAACTATACTGTTACCATCGGGTATAGATATAACAGGAGTCCCTGTAGATGAAGACAAACCGTTAAGTGTATAATAAAGATCTCGAGTAAATGTCGAAAAGTAAGTATAATTTACAAAATTTGTTCGTCCAGGTCTATTTTGACATATACAACCGCTACCGCCACAACCATTTAGATTCCCTGTTGTCCAATTTTCTGCAACAATATTGTTACATATTGATGTGTTTATTATAGCGACACATCTCGATACTTGTATAGGACCTGCTAAATACCCCATATTCGGATCATAATCTGGGTTTTGTAATTTATATCCATAAGGACACGACGTTCGATTTAGTTTTGCCGTCATTGGATCAGGACAATAATATCCAGTCGGGCAGACTCCTTGGACTGATAGTCTAGGTGAAGGACAATATGATCCGGGTCTACATGGAATAGGTTGAACTGAGTTTCTGGGACAGTAATATCCGGGTGGACAGTCCTCTCTTATTTCCGACATTCCTGGACAATAATACCCTGGTGGACAAAACTCACATACAGCATCAGTTGTTGTTGTACAAGCCTGAACAATTGTTCCGACCGGACATGTTGTAGTACAAGGACGTGCATCATATGGATAAGTTCCAGGGCAGTATTTATTTGGCGGACAAGGTGAACATTGACGCAGCTGACTAGATGATGTACAAGCTTGTGTCTCATATTGACCAGCCGGACAAGCATCACGGCATCTATTTGCTGAAGGTAAAGCATCTGTAAAAACTTGACAAGAATCACGATAAATACCCTGAAGAAAGTAAGATGTACCGTATAACTGATTCCACACATCGATAAGTGCCTGTGATTGTATTCTAATTCCTCCTGCATAACACGAACACCCGTCATTAGAGCACTCACTTACATTTCCAGGTAGAGTAGACGGCCCGCAGCAGGATGCATTTATTACGTAACGACATACTGTGTCGGTTGTTGATGTGCATAAAGAAGTAATGTTTTGTCCAGAAGGACAGGTTGAACATACCCAATCAACCTCACCGGTTACATGCGTCGTCGATCCATTCTTCCATAAAATTCCTCCACCTGAATTTTTCAAAACAAGATTACCAGAATCTGTAATTTCAAGTACAAAAGGACGACCATATCGTAAAGTTGAATCAATTGATACCGTGTGGTACGGAATCCATGATATGTTTGTTCCTGCTGTGACGAATGACTTGCTCAGTTGAATTTCGGACGTCGGAAGAAGTTCAAGTTTAATAGCGGTTGGTTCTCTTAAAGTAGTTCCTATTAGGGCTGGGGTTGCCGCAGGGAAATTATACACGGACGTTCCTGAAAATGAAAGAGTCCATGTTTTTGCCGATTGGTCTCTAACAACATTGAGTCTATATGTCCCTTTTACCAGTATCGGGTCGAATGTCGTAATCACGAGTGAACCCTCTGAAAATGAAGGTTTTTCGCACATACCCGAATCAATGTTACGCGTCGACCCAGTTTGACATTGAACAATACATTTGTTTTGGACACTATCGTAACTTGCCGATATCGCAAATGGATTTTTTGTCAGCTCGATAGAACATAATGCTGTACAGAGGGGTGGGTAGTACATAGAGACACTTGTCCCTGCGTCAGTTCCTGTATTTTGCGAACATCCTGCGATACAAACACCAGAGTTTAGACGAGCCACAAAACGTTTCGGGTCTTGGAGCGTGCAACTTTCGGTTGTTGTGCCAAAAAGTTGCATCTGTCGAACGGCAAACGATGGAAATATTCCACTGACTTCGGGTAAATTCAAATTTGGCTGTGTCCCGAGCATAGGATAAAAAAATGTTCGATTCACTTGAGGAAGATTGATGGTTTGTCCAGGGATGGAGACGGATTGTGCTGTAAATGTCTGGATGCTCGATGATCCGAGACCCTGTATAGTTGACGGAGCAGTTTTTCCAAAAAAAACCATAAATTTTTGATAAAGTGTCAAGTCATAATCTTCTCCGATGTCGCCCGGATTCACATAGCCGGCGTCATAAATTTGAGTATCCGTGATTCCAGTCACAACTTTTAAGATAAAATCAAACTCGACAAGTCCACCAGGAATTTTTCTAAATTTCATGACACCGTTATATGACAAGTATCTCCCGAGAATATAACTCGATGGTGATTGTATTTTGTATTCTTCGTTTGTTCTCAACTTTTGAAAATCACTCGCGAGGTCGGTGATTGCACTTGATTTCACACGAATGACGAAAAATTTATTCATGTCATCGATAGAAAATACTTTGCATCCAGATATATCGTTACAGATTTGCGTCTGATTTAGACCAGGGCATGTGGCTCCGCCATTTTGAGGCATACGTGTAATTGTAAGTGTCCTTGTCTGAACATCCTTGCATCGATTTGTACATGGTGACCATGATGGGTTATCTGTCTGACAGTCGGCACTCGGCCCTGGCGTGGGCGTAACAGAATTATACTTGTACCAAAGATACTGGTCGATGGGTGGCACAAAAGGATCAGGATTTGCCCATGGATATGTAATTATAGATCCGTTAAGTGGATCATAAATGACTGAAAAAAAAGTGTTTTCATCACAGGAATGCATGTAATAATCCTTGTATAGGTTGACACTGGGAGTTCCATCTGGATATTGCTGAATTTGAATCCGAGGACATACATTTCTAACACTCATAGATTCATAATATTTCATAAACTTTTGTATACCCGACTCAAATTTGACAGTCCATGAACCATTTGTATTTTGTCTCGCGACACGTCCGGGGCATCCCTGACATGCTTTTATCGTCGTCGTATCTATTAAAGTTGCACCAGACGAAACAAGTCTTTTTATATTTTTGTTACACGCGTCAACATCTAGACAAGACATTCCGTCGTTGTCATACGCTCTCTCTCTATAATCATAAGGATATGGCCATTTTGTTGCCAGCCCAAAATTTTTTATATAATTGTCGACGTATGTGTCAAGCGCAGGACACGATGAGTCACTCGTAGTCCCTTTATATTGTAGTCTATAATAGTTTGGTGTTCCACCTGAAACTGTACTACTTCGAGGACACCCGAATGAACCAATAGTCGCCCAGGGAATTTTTAAATAATCAACTTTTGGAAAATTATCCAAAATTATTCGTTTGTACGCTTTTTTTGATCCAGTAAAAGAATCAACCAGATTTTCTGTTGTAAAAATTTCGCATTGATTCTGAATCAGATCAAAGTTGAACCCGACACAGCTTAGTGAAGAATTACAAAGGTCTGCACAATCCCTTGCACTTTTTAGCCCAGTAGCTTGACTATTAGAACCGGAATACATCTTTGACTCATGGTAACGATATCCAGGGACGCCGTTAAGTATAACAGGTGTTGTCCATGTTGACTTTGCAGCTATAGAACTACCCGAAGAATCAATGACAGTGCTTCCTTTTGAGTAGAGCGTAAACACTTGTATTGAAACTGTTGGATCAGCAGGTGCCGGTTGTAATTTAATCTGATATCCTATACAGTTGGGATTTTGATTACATCTATATTGAGAAACTAAATACATATTCGCACTTCCTATAATAGGTTGTACCTGGTCAAGTATACTATTGTTTATTGTTTCTATTACAGAACCAGAATAAGCTTTATTATCAGTTATAGAATATTCCGATTGGAACTTTATATCTATAGGAATTCCAAATTCATCAAGTTCACCCTCTAACGGATTAGTTTTTATTATTACGGCATCATCCTCAACTTGTGTTTCGGAAGTATCAAAAACTTTATTTAAAGTATTATATGGTGTTTGTTGAATAGTACCTCCACCGGAAGCTGAAATATCTGCTACGACATAGTTACATGTTCCGGTGACATCACAATTATCGAGACTTGTTTTTATTTCATCTGGGACATATGATACTTCTGTTTCTACTGGTTGTTCATTTTGGTAATAGTCTGAAATCACTGTTCCTCCTCCCTGGCCAAACCCACATTGGGTGAGATCCAGTCCCTGAAGAACACAATTGTCGACTGACATCTATTTTCATGCGAGACAAAAATCAGCCTTTAGTTCATCCACAGACGAATAATACTTGGCAAGGTCCTTCTCGAAGCGCTTGTTCCGGTGCTCACCATTCACGTACAGCCACGCAAGGTTCGCTCGCGAGTAACGCGTCAGTCTCTGATTTTCGGTTGGCTTCCGAGGCTTTTTCTTCACGGGCTCGGACGCCGTCACCGGGACCGCCAGGTAGCTCAGCGCCTGCATGCACGTGTCGGCCAGGTCATCCTTCTTTTTGTGCTTGTCAAAGTGCTCGACCCAATCCGGGTTGGTCGCCTGGATAAACGCCCGGCAGCGCTCGACAGACGCCTTTTTGCGCTGCAGATAGCGCACCCGACCGGGACCGGCAATGTCTGGAACCTTGTGGCGAGCGTCCCAAATGATCACCTCTTGCCCCTGACACAAAAAGTAGGCGTGCAAAAAGTGCTCAACCGACTTGATCGTGTGATTCTTCTCGGGTTGCTTCTCAATCAAAACCGTCTTGGACATCTGACGGGCCCACGGACGAGCATCCATGTGTCGCTTGAGACTGACAAACAACCCATCCGCGTGTTGTGGCGGGACACCAGCCACCTCCCACTCGTAAATCTTCTTTGTTAAAGGATCAATAAGACACAATGCCAAATTCTTAATTCCGACATCTATGGACAATAAAGCCATCTCTTAATTAAAGGAAGATGATCTTTATCAGATAATGTCAGCGTGTTGGTGGTGCTGCCACACGTTTCCAGGGCCGGCACTCCATTGCCCTTTCCGGTACGACGAACGGACGAAACGCTTCACAACCACCGGATTTTTCTGTTCGTGGGAATGCATGCGCGCCTACGCCATGGACGCAGGTGGCGCCCGTTCCGGTATCATCCAGTCGTACATTGCGCTCATGCGTCGACACGCCAACGACAACAGGTATGTCCCGACGCGTCATGCCCCGAAACGCCCGGCGCTCAAGTTTTTTGGCGGTACATTGTCCATCGAAGAGTTTCGAGCCGGGTCGTCCAACGTTGTCGTCACCATGCCATGGGAGACGCACGTTCTGCCGTCCGTCACAACGCAGCGAACTGTCCAGGTGCAGAGTGCTCCGACCGCATCGGATGACCTCGTGCTCAAACGAGCCAAGCCGCTCGCGCGGGCTCGAAGTAGTCTAGAAACATCGCTCGGAATTACACGCAGATCAAAATGAGGTGCTGGTTTTTTCAAACCCCGCAACCTGACCCTCCTCAAAGCTTTCCTGAATGGCGGTTTTCGAATGGAACGATTGTTCACGCACACTCGTTCGATTCGGCGATTCAATTTTTAAGATCTACAAAGTGGGGATCGGACATGTTTTGGGCATCCGAGACGGAGCCTGGTCATTGGGACGTCCAGTTTGATGAGTATGTTTCAGTGCGTGATCTTGAAGCGAGAACGTCAGATGAGGCTGCCAAAGTGGCTCGGCAACGAATCATGCTTGATGCGTCGATGCCTAAATTTCTCGACACATATAAATGAATAGAAACGCCGAAAGAAATTTTCTTCGTGCGAGAAATGTTGTCGCACGTGAACACTGGATTCCTCATCGTGGAATCTGGCCGACAAGAAACCCACAGGCAGCAGCTGCATGGGCAGCAGCCGAACGTCGCGTTGGAAATGCAGCCCTACGCGTTCTTCAAAAATATCCTCATGTAAAACGAGCCCATAGGGTCCATGAATATCGCGCGTATCCTGATATAAATCCTAATAACGTTCCAAATTCTAGTTTGGCATACAACATCGTTCGCGGAGTTCAACAAAGTCACGCAAGAAGAATTCAGGCAGCATGGAGAGGACACAGAGCTCGCACAGTGAATGTACCGAGACGACGTATCGAGAAAGCGAAAAGAAATTGGGCACCTGGTGGTTCTTTATACATGACTTATATACCATCTGCATCTTGGTTTGGTCGACCGACGTATCGAGGCTCAAAGTCTGCTTCACCGAGACGAAATCGTTCAAGGTTTGCTTCACCGAAACGAAATCGTCCAAGGTCTGCATAAATTTATGGTCAAAATACACACGCCCTCTGCTTCTGTGTAGGCTGTGACGGCGGAGCATTCTCGTTCGTGACCCATTCACGACCGATGTGAGCCTTCCAGCGAATACCCATGCGATCAAGCACCTTTCGGCAAATGACGCAGGGAAGAGACACCCCGGGTTGCCCATCCCTTCGAAGGCGCACGACAGTAAACTCGCCATGTTTGCGATTGAGCCAGTGTGAAAATCCAGCTGGCGCAACACCTTCACGGCGAGCTTGCTCTCGAAGTAAATTTATGAGTCGGCGTTCGGCGCAGCAATGACACGAGTTGGGCATCATCATCAGGTCCGTCTCGCAGACAATCATCATCGTCACACGGGACACTGGCCCCTGAGTCCAATAATCACGGCCACTAAAATGATGAACCACCCGGGGAGATCCACATCCAGATGAATTCTTGGCCATGACGGGCGGAGCGCACTGATGACCTCCTCGGTCAGCACAACGCTTTCCTCCGTCTGAGCCTGAGCCGGCTCGCATTCCATCTTGTCAAAAAAAGTTGATCCTTTTTAGATGGCTGCCGACTACCAAATCAAGATGCGAATCAACGGGGTGGACATAGGAGAGTCTCGGCACCTGATCCAGTGGAGCGACATCAATACGTATTACCACACGAAGAATGGCTACCTTTTGTCGAATGTTATGGTGATTCCATTTTGTCTGGACACGGCGTCGTACCAACCGACTGGGACACTCAACTTTTCGCGCCTGGACAAATTTGAGCTCGTGACACCGACAAGTACGCCTTTATCAACGATGCTCACCGGAAATTACATGTACGCCGTCGGATACAACATTCTTGACATTCGTGACGGAACCTGTTCACTTTTATATGCAGACTAAGTAGATGAAGGACGATGTCGTCCAGTTGCTTGCCAGGGGGCAGCAGGACATTTGGCTGTCAGGTGAGCCAGAGGTTTCGTTTTATCGATCAGCGTACAAACGACATGTTCCGTTTGCGACATCCATCGAACGGTTTCTCGTTCCATTGGATGGGCGGGTCACCCTGAACCCAAAGTGTGACCTCTTGAGTTATGTTTACTTGACGGCACATGACAAGACGACTGGGGCGCTCATTCCAGGGCTTGACTGGTCGACGATTGTTTCAACGGTCGATCTCGTTATCGGAAACCAGACGATTGCGACGCATGACATGACCTACATCAATACGATTCAAAGTGTTCTTGAAGCACCAGCATATTCGAATCGGGCACAGACGTCGTTTCAGCCACTCGGATTCTTTTTTGATACCAAACCTTTACCGCTCGTGTCACTTCGGTACACGGACGTCCGCTTGTTTCTAAACCTACTCACGACACAGTACGTCATCAAAGTCTGGGCACACTGTATTCACCTCGGGGATGACGAACGTAAATACTTTGCGACGACGCCTCAAAAGATGCTTATACCGATTGTTCAGCGGGTCCCGATTTCGACCGAACCGTACCTGAGAGGACCGATAAAATATTTTGCAGGTGTGTGTAAAAATTATTCAAAAATTTACGGTCCAATTTCTCTAAGTGGAAACGTTCAATGGGGATCACGTATTGGAGGAACTGGAGATGATACAGGTAACTCAATTGCGGTTGACTCTTCAGGAAGTGTTTATATCACGGGATATTACTCTTCAAACCCTCTGACATTATACAACAAGGATGGTTCGGCGTTCGCAACAACCCTGACAAACTCAGGTTCATACGATGTATTCATTGCAAAGTATGATACGAATGGAAATGTTTTGTGGGTATCACGTATTTCCGGAGGTTCAGCTGAATTCTGTAATTCAATTGCGGTTGACTCTTCGGGGAGTGTTTACGTCACAGGATATTACTCTTCAAACCCTCTGACATTATACAACAAGGATGGTTCGGCGTTCGCAACAACCCTGACAAACTCAGGTTCAAATGATGTATTCATTGCAAAGTATGATACGAATGGAAATGTTTTGTGGGGTTCACGTATTGGAGGAACTGGAGATGATTTCGGCAATTCAATTGCGGTTGACTCTTCAGGAAGTGTTTACGTCACAGGATATTACTTTTCAAACCCTTTGACACTATACAACAAGGATGGTTCGGCGTTCTCAACAACCCTGACAAACTTACCAGGAGACGTGTTCATTGCAAAGTATGATACGAATGGAAACGTTTTATGGGGTTCACGTATTTCCGGAGGTTCAGCTGAATTCGGTAATTCAATTGCGGTTGACTCTTCAGGAAGTGTTTATATCACGGGATATTACTTTTCAAACCCTTTGACACTATACAACAAGAATGGTTCGGCGTTCGCAACAACCCTGACAAACTCAGGTTCAAATGACGCATTCATTGCAAAGTATGATACGAATGGAAACGTTTTGTGGGGATCACGTATTGGAGGAACTGGAGATGATACAGGTATTTCAATTGCGGTTGACTCTTCAGGAAGTGTTTACGTCACAGGACCTTACTCTTCAAACCCTTTGACACTATACAACAAGAATGGTTCGGCGTTCGCAACAACCCTGACAAACTCAGGATCAAATGACACATTCATTGTAAAGTATAATACGAATGGAAATGTTTTGTGGGGTTCACGTATTGGAGGAACTGGAGATGATTTCTGTAATTCAATTGCGGTTGACTCTTCAGGAAGTGTTTATATCACGGGATATTACTCTTCAAACCCTCTGACATTATACAACAAGGATGGTTCGGCGTTCGCAACAACCCTGACAAACTCAGGTTCAAGAAATGTATTCATTGCAAAGTATGATACGAATGGAAACGTTTTATGGGGTTCACGTATTGGAGGAACTGGAGTTGATTTCGGCAATTCAATTGCGGTTGACTCTTCAGGAAGTGTTTACGTCACAGGACCTTACTCTTCAAGCACTCTGACACTATACAACAATGATGGTTCGGCGTTCTCAACAACCCTGACAAACTCAAGTCCAAGTGATATATTGATTGCAAAATATTATTCTTAGTCGTCAGCATCCTCCTTGGGTGAAAACACGACCCGGGCCACCTTGAGCGCGTGCGCCTTGGCCACCTTCTCGGACACCTTGTGTTGTCGGGTCGACTCGATCGCCGCATCAAACACACTCTTGTAGACGGCCGTCTGCTCGAAGAGCTCGTTCAGGTCCGACTTGAGAGTCTTGAGGCGCTCCTTCAGATCATTCTCCTCGTCGATCAGCGTCCGGATACGCAAGTGAAGAGCCATTGAATATCGGACAAATCTTCTTTTTAACGCCTGTTTCGGACATTCGGAACATTCGGAACATTGACCACGTCGTAAAACCGCGGGTTCGTCAACAGTTGCATGTAAACAAAAGATAGATGCGCGGGAATAGTCTGACGCACTGTGTTATTTGGGTGAAAGTTTATCGAACTCGAACAACGAACTGTCAAACTTTGATTTGCATGGACCCGTACTCGGCAGTGTAGAAAATTTGCACGACGTGACACAAATGTTACAGGCATTACTTTAGATCGACAAAAAAATGTGTTGTGAACTCATTCGTAGAGTCATATCTATACATAGTGTATGGCGCAGCTCCGTGATCACGCACGCACAAAGCTCTTTGAGGTGCTCAAGTCCGAGGCCAAGGCACTCAACTGCGAAAAGTCCATCTACAACTGGGCCGTGACCCAGACACAAAACGCCGAGCCCAAAAAACTCAACGCGCGCGCAACTGTACTGTTTTCACCCGACATACCTTCATGGGACAGCCGACACTTTCGTTCGCGCTACAAGCACAAGTTCCTTGAGGTTCTCAACAATCTTAAGCGCAACCCAGAGGTGACAAAGCAAGTCAAGGCGAAGGACATCCCGGGCCTGACCCCTGTGCAAATTTGGCCCGATGGTCCTGTGGCCAAGTCTGCCTTCAAGCTCAAAGAGAAGGAACTCGCGATCGAAGAGGCAAAGGCGAAGCTCGACGACGAATACGAAGGCATGTTCAAGTGTCGCAAGTGCAAATCCAAGAAGACGACATATTATCAGATGCAGACCCGAAGTGCGGACGAACCAATGACGACGTACGTTACATGTATGGAATGCGGAACAAAGTGGAAGTGTTAAAAACAACAACCTCTGATCCCCTAATGGCCAAAGCCAATGTGCTTCTCGGAGCCCTTACGCGCTTTTTCGAGCAACCCGAAAACATGGAAAAACTCAAGGATATTCTGGAACACCGAAAAGGTATTTCGCTTCGTAACCTTGAGTGGTTCGTGACCAATTATGCCCGTGAACGACACGTGACATACCAAACCCCGTCCGGTCGTCCATTCACCGTTCACGTCGCATACAAGTCAAGCTTGGATGGTTACTCTAAAAAGTTGTTCGATCCGTTTTGCCGCACGGACCGGATCGATTTTCACGGTTTTATCACCACACCGGCCCAGCTCAACTTTCTCCGGTGGTGTTTTCAGAATGGGATTGTCGAGTACATGATCAACTCAAAAGTCTTGCACGACCACCGTCAATTTCAAAAACTGCATAGCCGTAATAAAACATGTTCAGAGAAAACTCTTGCTGAATCTGAGGAGCATACTGCTCAAGAAACTTAATGTCCAAATGAGTCGTCTGTGCGTTGAGTTGTGTAAAGTCGAGTGCGCCCCCCTGATTGTACTCGGTTGGTCGTTCACTAAAGCAGTACATGTAGATGTTCTTTGTCGGCACGGACAATCCGTGATCGACCGCCTGCTTGAATGTATAATACAGTCCGCCCGGAAAGTTGGACAGGACGTTGTTGTTGTTCAGGTAGAGTGTCGCGTAGTCAATGGTGTCAATGTACCGCAGGGACACCCCGTTAAAGAACGTGACGGGTGTCGCAGCTAGAATATACTGCGTCGTGTACCCGTAAGCATAACGCGAATTGTAATACGCGGCTGTCTTTTCATCCTCGTAGCGCTTGTTCCGAATAAACCACATCATCATCGATACTGGAAAGTTGGCGGTGAGATTGACGCGCGCGACACCATTTGTGAAATTCTGAACCGCCTCGCTCCACCGCCTTGGAATTTTGAAACGGTGTTTGCGACTCTTATAATAAAGACGCTCAGCCGGCGTCAGGGTCACCTCCTCAATGAGTAGTCGTGGATTTATGAGGTCGACCGAGGTTGTTGCGTTTGTGATCCATGTATTCGAGTTGAATGTAAAACGAACAGATACAGTCGATGCCGTCATGGCGCACAATGGAAAGTACGGTGCTTTGTTCTTTCGTCTGTGACTGAATCGCCGACAAAAGAAGAAATCGAGCGGAACAATACACGACACGGCCGACGTCGCCACGACGTTCGATCCTTCGGGTGTTCCGTTACTGACAAGTTGGTACATGGCGAGTTTTTCGTCCGCGTCCAGGAACAGTTGGTCGTTGAGAATGTACATGTCATCTGTGATGGTTTCGTATGCAATGCCATCGACAAGAAATTCCGCCTTGGCGATGACTGCCCGTCCAACAAGTTCCGTGTAGTACGTTCCGGCAGGAAGTGCCGGAAGACTAAACTGAAGATACATGTTTGACAAAAGATCTCCAGACTCGCGCGGAAAAATATCCACCTGTTTGGTTGTTCCGAGGTAGGTGTTTCCGGACAAAGGAAGACTGACACGCTGTGTCAATACAAACGCCGTGTGCTGTTTAATTTCTGGAATCCAAAATGACTGACCTCCGTAGATGTATGGATCCTGTGGACCGATTGCTGCAAGAGCCGTGAGAGCTCCTGTCCCAGAACCACGATCGACAACCGTATGGTAGACGTTTCGCCCCTCGGTCGTCGTGACGTTTGATGACAAGTCACGCAGCGGTACAACGTTTCCAGAGAGCAACGTCGCGTCGTACACTCGTGGGTCGTACAGGGACAAACCGCCCGTCACCGTGGCGTTTGAGACGGCGACGCTCGGGGGAGTCAGACGCAGACGCATTATGGAACTTCCGGTCGTCACGACGTTTGGTGCGTCCGAAATGACAACGGCGTTTGACACAAACGGAAAAGACACTGCCGGTGGACCAGCACGCACAACTGCATCCGAATAGACATTTGCTGTAAACGTTGTGATCATTACATTTCCCGAAATGCCGTTCAGGTCCAAAACGTTCCATCCGGGTGCTATGGAGTATCCGGGCGTTGGTTCTGAGAGATATACCATGAACGTGTTGGATGTCTTGTCCCGGCTCGGGCCATAAAATCCCCTGACGCTCACAAATGTCTCGAACGGCGTGTACGGTGTGTTTGTTCCGTTGAGTGCATTCTGGACTATGGTCAGATAGGTTTTCTGGGACTGTGATTTATCTGGACGTAACTGGTACGCCGCCCGAAAATCACGGTATGGCTGGGCCAACTGTAAAAACTGCATGGGTGGTGGTGTCGTGAGGTCCGGAACTGTGAGCGCCTGAAGCGCCGAAATTCCAGAGTTGACGGACGCGAGTGTGTTTGAAAATGTATCACTTGGTGTCACGTACGTTTGAAACATTGGAACATATTGCAGATAAAGAATGTTACGATCGGCTGGATATTTAAGCCCGGAAATGTATTGAAGTTCAGATTGTATGCCCAAAAGAGAACTTGGTACAGTCGGTGGAGTCACGAGCGAATTTATATTTTGTAGGATGATCGTCTTATTTCGACCAAATATGTTTTCGTCAGGGGATGAAAGAAGCGTTTGTATAAACGCGTCAAGTTCAGTCGGAAACTTCTGGGCTCGTAAAAATTGAATTTTTTGGCCAAGAGGTGTTGTCGGATCAAGACTGACTAAAAGGTCTCTTGTTTGAAGAATTCCAAGAGACATAACTACAACTGACTCAGATTTTGTTTCCAAAGTTCGGGCACACTGGTTCGCCGAAGAACGTCAATGTCTCGTTCCAGGCGATTCACCTTTTCACCGAGTCGTTCAATTTCCTCGGCTGTGTACTGTGACGTTTTCGTATCCAGAAGCATCCCCCATAGACTCTCAGGAAATTCAAACTGTTTCAGTTCAACCTGGATATCCCTAAGAGGTCGTCGAAATACTCGAAGCGACCCAGATATTACCAACTGTATGAAACGCATACGATGATTCAAAACTGAGAGTTCACACGTCATCTTTTCAAGGAGGTGTGTGCGCCGCCGGGCATACACCTTGATCCGAACCTCGAGAAACTCCGTCAGAATTTCTTCTGGGCTCGCATACTTTCGGATCCCTTTTGGTCCAACGAGATACATGTTTGACGTATGGACCGACTTTTTGAGCCCGAGATCCGCCAAAGCTCCGCCCCAAATTTTGAAATCGGGCTTTGTCTCGGTTGAATGATTTTCGTAACGACTTATAGTTCCCTTTTCTGAGAGTTCATCCAGATGCTCCTTGAAATCCTGAATCCAGAGACCTGGTGGTAACTCCGTCACATGCCAATAGCCATTCTCTTCTGTGGCTGTACCGGACAAGATCCATGTGTGTTCATTTTTGCGCTCAACCGAACCGGTAAACCCCGTGAAGTACGGCGCCATCGGCACCATTGGTCGACCGTCGAGCGCACATTGGATGTTCGTCACAAGATCTTCCAACTTGTAAGGCGGAACATAGCACGAAAATCCGGTACCGATCCCCTCGGCTCCATTCACGAGTACCATCGGTACGATTGGTGCATACCATTCTGGTTCAACCGTCTGACCATCATCCACGACATACTTGAGCACGGCGTCATCTGCTGGATCAAAAATTTTTCGAGTCATAGATGCCAGCCGCGTAAAGATGTACCTCGGACTGGCTGCATCCTTTCCACCCATGAGTCGCGTTCCAAACTGTCCAGATGGTTCGAGCAGGTTGACGTTGTTCGACCCGACAAAATTTTGCGCCAGTCCGATAATGGTTCCCTGAAGTGAAGCTTCGCCGTGATGGTACGCCGTCACCTCAGCCACATATCCGGCGAGTTGCGCCACCTTCATGTCGGATGTCAACCCGCGCTTCATGCATGCATAGAGCACCTTGCGCTGACTCGGCTTGAGACCATCCATGAGATGCGGAATACTCCGGTGGATATCCTCGGCCGAAAAAAAGACGAGATCGCGGTGGACAAAGTCGGACACGCCGAGGCGCTGGACCGAACCGTACTCGACGCCGTTCGGAGGAGTTTTCATGTGATTGACGAGCCACGTCTTTCGCTCGTCCGCCATGGACTTGGCAAAGGCGAGTGCGACCGACTCGTCCATGTGTTCATCTGGCTCAAACTTGACTGTGAGCTGTTCGATCGACTTGAAATACTCCTTCGCCTCGGCGCTCGTCGATGTTCCGAGACCCTTGTAGTACTTGACTTGGCCGCGCGCACCGGACGCCTTGTACGCCGCCTCTGTGAAGAACCATTTTTTTCCCACCTTGATCACCGGAGTGACCATAGCCACAAGAAATCCAAGTTCGATGAGCTCGGGCCAGAAATGATGAATCATATTCAGAACCAGGCCCTTGATGTGCGACCCATCCTTGTCCGCATCCGTCATAATCATGAGACGGCCGTACCGAAGTTCACGAAGCGATGTATACTTTTTGCCGTGCTGCAAACCCAAAATCTTTTTGAGGTTTGAAAACTCTTCATTCTCCGTGAGTTGTTTGACGGATGCATCGCGTACGTTTCGAGGTTTTCCTCGGAGGGGAAAGACTCCGTAACGGTCACGACCCACCACCGACAAACCTGCAACCGCCAGCGTCTTGGCCGAGTCACCCTCGGTTACGATCAGTGTACACTCGACAGATCGAGCAGTCCCTGCCCAGTTAGCATCGTCAAGTTTCGGAACGTTCACCTTGGAGCGTTTCGAGCCGTTCGTCTTGTTCAGAACCTTCTCGGATTTTGCCATTTCCAGTGCAGCCAAATCATCAGCAAGGCCACAGGCCATAACGGCTTTGATGGTGGCAGGGCGGAATACATATTCGGTCGTATCCTTAGAAGTGCACTCTGTTTTAGTTTGGGACGAGAACGTCGGTCGGTCGCGCGTCGCTCGCATAAACACCCAAAGGCATGCACGCACCTGAGCCGGCCGAACATCCTTCACAGGCAGAGCCGCCACGAGTAAACTGACAAATCGATCGATGTGTGTCCCGCCCTGTGTCGTCGCGATACCATTCACGTATGACACTTGTTCAAACTTCCCAGTGTCCGTGTGAGCCACGACGATGTCTTTTCCAAGGGTCACAATCGGGCCTTGTGTGTGCATACGCGCATACGCCTCGAGCGACTCCACCTCGAGACGTTGTCCGTTCAGGGTGACATGCGCCTTGGTCCACATCGCAGCGTCCCACGTTCGACGAGTCACGACGGTGAAAAAGTCTTGCGTTGGACCACCCTGACCAAACTTGGACCAGTCGGGTAAAAACTCAATCTCGACGCCAGTCGTGTCACCTTTTTCACGGATGATTGGCTCATCCATGCGGCTCATATTGTCGTGCCACGTCTGAGAATACTTTGTGCCGATTCGAACTGTGAAGCGCTTCGAAAAGACGTTTGTGAGTTTGGCACCATAGCCGTTTCGACCGCCGGTTGTGCGTTCCTTGTCGTCGTCGTAGTTGCTCGACGTGAGAAGATGTCCAAAGATGAGTTCAGGAATCCAGACATTTTCAGTCTGGTGTTTTTTGATGGGGATGCCGTCACCATTGTTGCGAACAGTGACGGTCCCGTCAGGTTTCCACGACACGTCAATCCGAGTCACCTTGCGAGGGTGCAAGGTGTGTTGGTCAATCGCATTGACTAAAATTTCGTCAAAAATTTTGATGAGCGCCGGTGCAATATGGACCGTGTGACGTTCAAAGTGGTCATCGACGAGTCGCCATGTATCTACAGGCCCTGGAACGAGCGAACCGACATAACTGTCTGGTCGTTTCAGGATGTGTTCGACATGTGTCAGTTTTTTCCATTCCATAGCTTGGAGACTTGTCAAAGGTTTAAGTGAGCCACTCGTACCCGTCGTACGGATTTTGATTCTCAAAAGCAGTACTTGGAATCTTTGTATTTGCGGCGTCCGGCCATTTCTTCCATTTTACCAAGAAGAGATCCTTGTCAAAATCTTCTTCGATGATATACTCCACCTCGTATTTCTCAGGGTCTTCGGCGCCATGCATGTCGAGCACTTTCTGCTTGTACTCAAAGTAGGATGTTGTGCCCATGCGACGATTGCAGGAGGTGCATCCGATGTGCATATTTTCGAGGTCATCTTCGCCACCCTTCGCCTTGGCCACGATATGGCACACCTCAAACTGGAACGGCGTGAGCATGTTTGTACAGAACGGGATGGGGCACTTGACACAAAATTTGTTTCCGGCACGATACTTCCAGACCGCCTCTCGCTTCTTCTTCAAGGGTGAAACCTTTCCGGTACAGCGCCCACAGAGCACCTTTTTCGAGTCGGTGTCAAAGTTGAAGGCGTTCACCTTGGCGTGACATTTTTTGCACCGACTCGCGAAGAATGTTTCACCCACCTGGTTGCGCCAGACTGCTTCGCGGATCGTCTCTTTCATTGCTCGTTGGAAAATATACGTCAGATTTCTATAGGTGTGTCCAAAATACGAAAATTTTTTGGAGCTCAAAAACAGAATGAAGATTTGTCCGACAAACTTCGGTCCATACTTTTGGAATGTGATTCACATGACGGCGATGAGCGCCGAAGGCGAAGTGATGACACCCGAAAAACGTCAGGCGTATGTGACGTTTTTCGAATCCATGCCGGATGTTCTTCCGTGTTCAATGTGCGGTAAGCACCTCAAAGAAAACCTCAAGGTGTTGCCGGTTGACACAGACAACATGTTTGAGTGGTCTGTCGACCTGCACAACTTGGTGAATTCTCAGCTAAATAAACCCGAGGTGTCGTATCCGACGGCCCGTCGGTACTGGTCCGCCCGGTGTATCAGGGGTCCTTCGCGTGAAAAGTCTCTCTTGATGGTTCTTGCTGCTGTGATTATTTTGCTCATGATTGCATACTACCTCAAGTAAGTTCTTTCGCGTTGTGAAAACCCAAGACCATTGAAATTGGTTGAAGCGGCAAGGGTGTACGCACCCATACGTGGCCAGACAAGAGTGTCACCCACCTCAGCCGTCACTGGAACCGGAACCTTTCCAATGACGTCTGATCCGTCGCATGTACATCCAAAAACAGTCTTTTCGACACAAAATGTATCCGATACAGGGACCGGCCGCGCATGGTCCATGACGACACAATTGAAAGCCCCGTATAAGCTGTCATCTATGGTGACCGAATCATCTTTTGTCCCGATGATACGTGTATGTAATTCTATGGCGTGTTCGACAAAAAATCGTCCAGGTTCTGCAATGACGTTTCGGAAACCATATCGGATAATCGCCTCGTTGATTGTTGCACACGCTGGATGGATCGTTTCGAGTGACTCGGTTGAAAATCCACCACCGATATCCAAAATCCATGGGTCGTGGCCGTAGTATCTCAGTATGCCAAACGCCGAATGAGCTTTTTGAATTGCGTGTGCATGGGCATCGGGTGACTGTGCAAATGATCCGACGTGAAAACTCACCCCCTCGACTGCAAGTCCGAGACGTTGCGCCTCTTTGGCAAGCACGGCCCATTCCGTCTCAGGTGCACCAAATTTGTTGCCCATGGGACATCGCGCGAGGGGATCGTCCGCCTTGATACGAAGGACGAGTGCCATGTACGGCGCCAACTTGGCCATTTTCTGAAGTTCAGAGACGGAATCGAATGTCGTGTACCGGATGCCGAGACGATCCGCGTGTCGAATGTCTTCCGGGCGTTTACACGGGTTGGCATAAATGACGGGTGAATCCAAGGGAACAAGTTGTATTTCATCCGGGCTGGCGCAGTCGAAACCGGCGCCACACGTCGCAAGTGTCCTGATAATTTCAGGGTCCGGACAGCACTTGACGGCGTAATACGGTGTGATGGTTGGAAACATACGGGTCCAAAGATCATAAGCCTGTCTGACCTTTGCGAGGTCTATGACGTATACCATCCCAGTAGTCCCGGACTACTTTTTAGGACCAACATTTTTTCTAGAGTGACTCTATGGTGAGAGGATGTTTCGCATGTTCGCGTACATATTCCCCTCCGTCACCACGTCGCAGAACTCCTACTCAGGCTGAAATTAAGGCTGCGACAAACATTCAACGAATATACCGCGGAGGATCTACCCGTGAGGCTTTGCGGTCCGGTCGAATGAAAAGTCAAGTGCGTTCTCAACGTCTGTCGGCACTTGCTTCTATGCGTCCACTTCCGCCAAACATAAAACGTCGCATTTTAAACAAAACAATTACGAGAGTTCCAGGGTCTTTCAATAAAAGACATGCACCAAACCTCCCAATCAATGAAAATTTGCAACAATGGTTTCGTACGATACACACAAATGCATTAAATTTTCCAGATGACCAAAGCTATGCTTCGTACATTAGAAGAATTGAAAACCTAGGACGAACTAGACATGCAAATAATTTAAATACTAAAAGAAACAGAGTAAAGGCAATTTTAGCTCGGTACGAACTTCTTCAGCCCATGAAAAATTTTCCAGAGGCGGTTGTTTCGCGATTACCGTCGGTTATTCGATGGAGACAACGTCTCGAGGCAAACTTTAAACGCAAATATGTTCCTCGGCATCAAAACCGTCTCAGTTCACCTGAACTCTATGCATTTTTGAAAACTATGCCGTTGGTCTATCTATCGAGGGTCACGAACAACGCGCCTCGGTATTCCTGAATTATTTTTTTTCCTAGGGAATAAAACATTGTTTATTGCTTTAATAAGTTCACGTTGAGCTCGTTTACGTTCGAGGTTTTCCAAAGCATTCTTAATTTCCCTGGCAAGTTTCGACCGAGGGGAAAGATTTTTTTTATTCATAAAAGGAATGAACATTTTTTCACTATGGCGCACATCATCTTTCTCCTGGACCGCTCTGGATCGATGGACGTGTGCCGCGACGACACGATCGAAGGCTATAACATGTTTGTGGCGAGTCAAAAGCCAAACGGCGGGACGATGAGTCTGTACCTGTTTGATCACGAGCTCGAATGTGTCTATGATACAATTCCTATCGAAAGTGTCCCTGAGCTCACACGGGAAACGTTCGAGCCCCGTGGAGGGACTGCGCTCCTGGATGCCATGGGAGAGATTCTGAAAAAGAACACCTCACAAGACACGAAAATGATCATCTTGACCGACGGTGAGGAGAATTCATCCGGTCGGTATACGAATCAGCATGTCAAAGATCTTGTCGAAATGCGAACCAAGTATTCAAATTGGTCATTTGTCTACTTGGGTGCAAATCAGGATGTTGTCCTGAACGCTTCACGGATTGGTTTGTCTCCGTGTCAAACGGTTGGATATGATTCGCAGCGAACGCCTGAACTGTTTCGGGCCCTGTCATCGTCGATTCACAACCTGCCACCGACCATCTGAAGCACCAAAGACATTCAGGATGATCCTGGAGCACGCTTCAGGGTCAAAGCTGTGCGAACAACAAAATACATCAATGTACACTGTAGAATCTTCCGGGTACGTGTGCGCCGAAAAGTGACTTTCCGATAGAACCAGAACGCCGGTAGCGCCCTGAGGCTCAAACTGGTGGAAGGCCCTGGCGACAACCGTAAAGTTGCACTGGGTCGCCACCCTGTCCATGAGCTCTTCAAGAATCTTGGCATCCGAAATAGAAACCCCAGTGACATGTCCGATGAGATGCGCCATCTGTAATTCATGGATTATTTTTTTAAGAGAAGAGTGTATAGAGATAGCCCAAAAACAAGAGGATGACCCATGTGATCTGAGCCACACCGAACCACTGCTTGTTCGCCTGGTCCGAGTCACCCTTCTTGGCCTCGATCACCATAAAGATGCTTCCCATGAACAGAGCAAGCATGTTGATGAGAAGCAACACACGGACAAAAGTGGTTGCGTCAGACGATCCTGTATTAACGTAGTTCATTAATCTATATCAAGGTAATTTTTAGCGAAGCAGAACCAGGAGGTAGAAGCCCGTCATAAACTGGAAGATGGCCAGGAACCAGGTGGAAATGCGACTAATACCACGGCACTTTTTGTCAAATAGATCACGTATTGCAGACACCAGCAAAAATGCAGAAGCCATCAAAATGAAAAAGTTGCGTTCGGACATTGCCATTAATTTAACTTGATATTTTATTCATGAACTATACCGAGATTGAAGAGGACCCGAGTCTACCTGACCTGTCGTTTCTGACTCGCCTCCTGATGATTCGAGACGCCCAGCTCCCAGAGGTGGATCCTCTGCCTGACGACCCGGCATTCGAAATATTTAAAGAAGCCAAAGTTCGTTACATTGAATGTGTGAATAAAATGTCCGAGGCACTTCGACACATCGAGGACAAGCAGAGTCGTCTCGAAAATCTCATTGCACTCGTTCGTCGTTTGAAAGATGCCGAGCCTTATAAAGAACAACTCGAATCTATTCTTGACATTTTTGAAAAGCAAGAGGGGCTGCATTTCTGGAAAAAGTCCCTCCAAGAGTCAACCGCCGAGTACATGTCGCTCCGAAAAATTTTCAATCTCGTAGAGGATCCAAACAAGTTTATGTGCTTTATGTGTCTGGCCACATCGATCGATCATGCATTTATTCCATGTGGACATACCGTTTGTACGCATTGTCTCGACCGGATGCGTTCAGCAACAACGTGTCCTTTTTGTCGGACGTCTATTCGTGACCGACTTAAATTGTTTTTGGGTTGAACCGACGAACGTCCACCGGGGCTTCACTCCAAAATGTTCCAGGATCCGTAATGTAGAGTTCGTACAGGCGTTCGTTGTCGTCTTGGCGCTTCACCTCCACGTGCTTGAGCTCATCCGGAATCTTTTCCACAAGCATCGTCTGAAGGTCTCGGAGTTCTGGAGTGTACAGGCACGCCACTTCGTACCCAATGTCCAGGTCGAGATCACCGACCCGAACCCAATAGTGTTCACAGACGTCACCCGGACTGACACAATACCCTTTGATCAATTGAGATTCGAAAGGCAACATTCGTCTTAGGAGAGCACAATGATGAACGACTGTTCCGCTAAGACGATGGAGTTTGATTCGCATGGCGAACCGACGAACTTGATCTTCCATTGGATTTGTAACGTTGAAAGTTTTTATGAGGCTCTGAA